CTCAGCTTGTTCTGTATATCACCTACATGGTCTTGGTCTAATGCCACTTTAAATGCAAGTTCTTTTTGTGAATCAGTCATATCATCAATGAAATACTTTTCTCCATCGAGATTCAAGACTGGCGATTGTTTGTCTTTTTTGTTTTGTTTTTTAGACATCAATGTACCTCTTTATTGTTTTATTGTTATGATAATGCAAGACAAATGGAATAAAACTATTGTTCTTGCTAACATTATCTTTTGCTTTTAGTATTTGTAAATTATCTTCATGGTGAAATCCACAAACTAATTTTCCTTGTAGTGGGATTATATGGTCAACATGATATTTCCCCACTCCCAGAGACGACATGATTTTAGCGACTCTAAATTTCCTTCTTATGGTCTTTAAATTAGCATATGAAGGTAAGGCATTTAATTGCATTGCTCTTCTCTTGTGTTTTAATGCGTTTGCTTTCTCTTTATCGTATGTCCTATTTTTTAAAATAAATTCTCTGTTTTCTAAGTAATATTGTTTTGAGTATTCTAATCTTGTTTCTCTATTGCTGTAATAACTTTTTAAACTCTTTTTTATTCTTGCTTCTCTATTCTTTTTATAATCTTCTTTTCCTGTCTCCTGAATGGACTCTTTATTCGCTAAATAATATTCTGCGGATTTTTCAATTATTTTGTCTCTGTTTTCCCGATAGTACGCAGTATGCCTTGCACGTACCTTAGCCTTATTTTTTCTACGGTACTCTCTATCGTATTCAGCTTTTTTTTCTTTAGGACTCATTAGCCTTTCTTATTTTCTTTTTTGTCTTTAGCCACGTTTGACTCCTGTTTAGTTAGTTAATTATTTATTTTCTAATGCTTCCACTTTTGCTGTTAATTCTTGTATTGCTTTCACTAATACTGGTACAAGAACATCTCTTGAAACACCCATTGGAACAATTCTTTCACCAGTTTTCTTACCATCATCATCAAGTATATCCTCTACTGCTCCATCTGTACCCTGTACTGCTGGTTCATACGCCTCTTTTAATTCTTGGGCAACAAAGCCACCAATACACTTATCGCCAGATTTCTTCCATTCAAAATCTCTGACTTTCATTTTTGCTACTGTCTCAAGACCTTTTACTGATGTATCAACAATATTCTTTTTAAGTCTACTATCTGATGGGTCGGTTAGTGCAAATGTTCCAGATGTATTTGATATATGACCAACTTGACCACCATCTCCATCTGATGCGTTTATATAAATCGTAGTGCCACTTGCATCGTCTGCTCCAGCTTGTATGTTGATACCATACCTATTTGCATTATTGCCATCGTTTTTTACATACAATGGATAACCGCTTGTCCCAGCGTGTTCTACATCAATAGCAGCACAATGAACTTTAGCCCCTTTATCCTGTGCCATATAAACAGCATCTACATCAGCATTACCAAGTGTTACTGAGTTGTCTGCTTGTGCAGAACAGTCATAACCGATAGCAGTTTGGTTAGTCGAACTTGTAGCAGACGTATCTGATAAAGCACCAATAAGCGTATTGTTCCCACCAGTTTCAAGATTTATATTATGCCCTCCAGATTGCTTACCGATGCAAACATTATTGTCCCCGGTAGTTAATGCACTCAATGCACTATGCCCCATCGCAGTATTATTTAATGCCCCATCCATAGCGGCATCCATTACATTATGACCGACTCCTACATTGTAATTTGAAGCCACATCTGTCCAACCACCGCCGCCTGAGGCATTACCAATAAAAATATTATTACCAGACCCAGCAGATGTACTCTGACTACCACCATCCTGTGTACCATCCATAGCCTTATAGCCTATGGCGATATTTGCAGACCCAGTTGTATGTTCCATCAAGGCTTGATGTCCTATTGCCATATTCCCCTGCCCTGTGCTTACAGCAGTCCCAGCTTTATATCCTATATAAACTTGAGATGCGTCAGATGCAGAACCCCCAGTTCCAGCTTGAACTGTACCAGCTAAATGTCCAATAGCTACAGTGCCATCATTAGTAGTAGCATTTGCTGTACCTAAAGCACCAGTACCTATTGCGATATTAAAATCACCAACAGTATTAGATTGTAATGCACCAAGGATAGATGCTGAAGAAGAACCTATTGCTACATTATAATCGCCAATTGTAGTAGCTCCTGCTGATTGCGTACCTAATGCAACATTGCTAATTCCTGTAGTTAATCCACTTAAAGCCAAATGACCAACAGCAGTATTATATAATGCCCCATCCATAGCGGCATCCATGACAGAGTTTCCTATGCCTACATTTGAATGAGAAGCATTATTCGCCCAAGTACCTCCGCCAGCATTGTTACCAATGAAAACATTATTAACAGTAAGTGCATCTTGAGTATCATTAATATATGACGCATCAAATGCACCAGAGCCAATCGCTATATTGCTATCACCTAATTGATTTTCGTGACCAGCATTATCTCCAAAAAATGTATTGTAAGTACCTCCGCTTTCAAGGTCATCTCCTGCTAAAGAGCCAAATACAGTATTGCCAGCACCACTTCCATCATTATTCGATAGCGAGATTCGGGAGTTGTCATCAATGACCATACGAGCAGAAAGTGAACAGTTCGCATCTGCAGTTTGGTCAGTTCGTTCATCTATGTAGAAATAAAAAGCTCCATTATATATTTGTAGCATTGCCGCTTCTTCATTAGCAGTAATAAATTGCTCCTGACTTGCACCTCTGTATAAATTATGAGTTAGGTGTGTACCATTACCTGCGGCTGGTGATGTTTGAGCATATAAAGCACCCTCACCTCCAATTTGCAAAGCACTATATGCTGGGCTTGTATCCCAAGATTCTGGGGTTACTCCAATTCCAACATTGCCTGAAGCATCAATGGTCATTGACGCTGAATCACTGGTAGCAAAAATAGTGCTTGTAGCTTCTGAATTCCAGATTGTTGCGTTCTCATTCCCAATAATACCGAATAAAGTTCCATCTCCTGTACCGCTACCAGTAGTTGAATTAGTATATTGTGTATAAGAAGCTCCGCTATCAGAAGCTGAAATCACTTCTGTATATGCAAATCCTCCACCACCTTCTACAGTTAAATCACCTGAAATGGTCAGGTCGCCAGATATTGTACCGCCTGAAGATAATCCAGACTCTGAACTTATAAATGTACCAATCATGTTAAACCTCCACTACTCTAGTTGCACATGCAGCACCTTTGCCTAAGTGATTGAAGTATATTGTATTGCCTATACCTCTAGGTACTGTTATAAATACTAATGTATTCGCTGGAAGATAAAGATCATTATCGGTTTCAACATCTTCTGTTGTACTGGAGAAATTAAAATAAAGCTCTCCAGCAGCTAAGACTCCGATCTGTGCTGCACCAGATACATCTAAGTGCACTGTATTTGCTTCTGCTGTTCCAGCATGAGTGGCTATAGCATTAACGGTCCATTGACCACCTGAGCCGCCTGCGTTTACGCCTTCCTGTACTGTGAGTGAATGTAGTTTTGCCATGTTTGCCTCCTGCTCTAAGGATTGACCATCCGTGAATGAGCTTGTTATTTATATTACATTAAGAATCCGTCTGCTGGTTTAATGCTAAACCCTGTAGAATCAAAGTTTCTGTTACCGTATTCTGTGCCCATTTTCTTGCACAGTTCCCAGTAGTTCCTGAAGTATCCAGACTTCTGTAAAGCCTGGGGGTCTTTTGACATTTTATTTTCATAACCTTTCATAATCACATAATGTGCTAATCCTTCATGAAACTGACTTGGTATATTAGGCTCTTCTGTAAGAGCAATACCAGTGCCAGTAGCAACAAAGTTTTCATCATATACAGAACCGTATACCCTCACAGTCTTGCCTGATGTAGCTGTACCAAAACTTGTAGTGGTATCAGCGGTTGTTACCTTAGCTAGAGCAAGGGATGGAACATGGTATCCTGTAGATTTCTCCGATGCATACTCTATCCACCAGACATGTTCTAAAGCTTTTGATCTTTCATTTGTAGCCATTACGTACTCGAATATTTCTCAGGCGGGTCTTGCAGCCTGGATATCTGGTAATTATTGTAATCAACTCTGCCAACATCAATGAACTTGTGTTGATCTGTTTCGCTTCCATCAGAATCAAGATCATTAAGTTTGTAGTAGCGTGTAGTTGCTGTAGTAGTGAATGTCTGCTGACCTTTTAGTATTCTTGTACCTTCACAGAATTCATCCAGTGCTTTATTAAGATGTAGACGTATCTCTGTATCACCCATATCAGGATGATGTATTTGGACCATTTCAATTATTTGTGTTTGTGTCATTGTCTTCTACCTTGATTTGCGGATGCAAACGCTTGATTATATTCTTGTTTTAAGTCCTGAAGCCTTGCTGTCATCCACTGATACTCTGCTGTTTTTTCAGATAATTCTTGCTGGTATGTCTGAATCTCTGCCCCTACGAGTGCTTGATATTTGGATGCATCTGCAGACACTCTTTGTAACTCTAATGTATAATCTTGTATCGCTGCCTGCAAAGTGAGGTCTGCTTCTTTTTGAGCATCCTGCATATTAATCTGAGCTTGTTGCAGATTTCTTTGAATGGCAGCTTGATACTCAACATTTGCATCATTGAAAACATTTAGTTGGTTTTGCATAGCCTGTCCATAGGCTTGTATATAAGTTGATATCTTTTGCATTTGTGCATTCGCAAGTTCTACATCTTCTTCTGTTTCTATCATATCAGCAAGAACATCATACCAGTGTTGAAAATTTAAAAAATCTCCAGTTGTTCCTATGGCTCCAGCAACTATCGCTCCAGTTATTTCTTGAGTATCTCCAGTGACTACAGGTGCTGTATATGCAGGAGCAGTAGGTAGGGATGCTATTGTTACCGCTGCAACTGACCCACCTGATATAGTGGGAGCACTTGGTACTGTAGCTGGTGCAGATGCACTCAAACTAAATGTGGATATATTAATTGAAGATAAATAACTCTGTAAAGATTTTATACTAGCATATAATATCACTAGGTATATCTTATCATTTGGAAAGAATTTTATACCAGTACTGGCATGATCTAATGCACTTCCATCTGTTTCTGCAGGTGAATTATTTACATAATAAACCTTAAATGCATTAGGATCAGAACCTGGGGCAGGAAAAACGCTTATGCCCCCGTTGTCAAGAATTGTATATACAGGATTATGGGTAGTGGCAAGATGAAGACTTCCAGTCGCTACTGCCTGCCCCTGCTTTGAAGGGTGAATCTTTGAACACTCTCTCCAATCGTTATCTGTTCCAGACTCTCTAATTACAGAAGTAATTTTAGCTCCGTTTATATCCAGCCCTTGAGATGTCTGTTCGGATGAAACAGCCAGGAACATGTGGTCATCTGATGGTTTTATTTTCAGATGCCTATCAGTTACATCAATAACACCGTCATTTAAAAATGTCGAAAATTCTGCCCGACTAGGAGCAGTAGAGCTTGCGTCTATCGTCAAGCCTGTTAGTCCCATTGCTTGTTCTTGAAAATCTGCCATATTTAATTCGAGGGGAGACTATTAATCTCCCCCCGAGTTTAGTTAGCTGTTAAGAAGCATCAACAGTAGCTTTTGTTGATCCACTACAATACCAGTTTGTACCATCACAAAGAATATCAATCGTATCATTAATTGCACCAGCATTTAATGTTAAAGATGATACTGTTTCGTGTATGTCTCTACCAGTATTTGTTGCATGATCAGTACCATAGCTACCATGATAGTATATCTTACTTGCACCACCAGATACCACATGTTCACTTGCATCACCAGATATAACCTTAAAGCTAAATCCAGTAAAGGAACTTGATATAGTAGGTAATGTAACAGTAATTGCACTACCAGATAGAATGAAAGCTTTTCCATGATCAGATTGTCCAATAGAAAAACTTGCAGTCTTACTTACGCATGCAGCACTTGAGCCACCTATATAAGGTCTAGCCATAATTAGCCTCCTTAATCTGTAACTTTAAACAGATGATGACTTTCTATTAATGTCATACCAACACCCTCGTCAGAGAAGTATTGATCCTTCACTCCATCAAAAGCATTGTCTGTCTTGATGTTAGCCTGATACATAGGTGAACGATACTGAGCATGGAAGAGGTTCTCTTCACTTACAACAAGCATGTACTTGTTATAAGGTCCACGCAATGCGGGAGTTGGAATCAACTGCAGGATACCGTGAGGTGTCTCAAGTACCTTGTAGTTAAAGCCCAGAGAATCACGTCTCATATCACTCAGATTAACAGTCCAGCCTGATGATCCAGCTATGCCTTCGCTACCAGCCATTTTAGACCAGTATCCAAGTGCACCAGCACCACAGAAAGCTCTCTTTACACCAGCTTCAGGAACATACTGGAAAACTTTTTCCGTGTCGTCCACAAAACTGTTATAGGTATAAGTAGCTTCTGAGATAGTGAATACATTCTGATAATCATAAGAACCAGTCTCACCGTATTTATCCATAGCACTTACAGCACCATAGGTTGTCCTAAGAACATTGCCTGAAGCATCTGTTCTTCCATCGTCAGCAAATGTTTCATCAACATTAGACGCTTTATTGCCTGCATCATATGCAGCTTCACCTAGACCAGTTCCACTATCACGCTGTCCGAAAAGGAAAGCCTTCTCTTTTTGCATTTTGTGTTCCTGGTTCTTCTGTGCACGTAAACGTGCCAGCTCTGAGGATTCACCACGCAGTGATGCAGCCAAGAGTGTTCCAGTGATCTGTAAGGGAGTCTTAAATATCTGTGAAGAATTATAGACTACCTGCAGTTCATCAGCCCATGCTTCGGGTGCGGTCATACCTTCACCCTGTGCATTACCAATCACATAGTTAATACCATCATCTGGAAGAGCAATAGTTCCTCCGGAAAGTGATTTGACTGTTAGGTATGGATCAGTAGAAACAGCAGTAATTACTACAGTTCCAAGTTTAGAAGATTCAGCAGCGTTCCAGCATTCAATTACTAGTCCAATCCAAGAATCATCTGGTGTAGATGCAAGCCCTACAATACCATCAACTGGCAATGATCCAAGACCTGTATCGTTATCTGGTACTGTTCCTGGAGTGCTTTTATTCCATAAGAACTTCTGTTTTACCCAAGGATTACGATGCTCGAACATCTTAAAAATTGGGTCTGGCACTTTCCTGCTTTCACGGTTCGAAATCACAGTAGTGAAAGGGGCAACATCAGTCCAAAGTTCTTTTA